TTAGCTATCACTGCATCTGAAAACTAACTGCTCTTTGGCTATAATTGGCTTTTCAGGAAACGACTTAGAAGCCGTTTCAATCGCAAGAGCCAAGCGCGGGGAAGCGTTTCGATAGCCATACGCGATGAGATTTAAGTAACCAGGTGAAGTCCCAGCCTTACTAGCAAGATCGATCCACTCATCGTTAGAGGAAGATTGACGCCAAGTGAGAAGTTGATTTTTCATACTCGCTCCTTTTTTATCAAAGTTTATCTTTACGATAAATAACAAGCAAGTTAATTTATCAAAATTGACATTTATCAAGATGATAAAAAATGAGAGGATGAGAGAATGAACATTAAAGAAATCAGACGCCGCAACTTGCAGGCATTACTAAACGATTATCTCTTACGCAAACCGAGGGCAGGTAAAGCTAAGTTCGCGGAGGAGATTGGTATACCTCCATCACAGCTAAGTCAGCTAACCAGTGACAGAGAGATAAGAAACATCGGTGACGTTATGGCGCGGAGGATTGAAAGCACTCTGAAGCTCGATTATGGGTGGATGGATTCTCAACAATGGGGCCCTAATCCCGACTCACCATTTCTCAGCAAAGCAATCGATTTGCCAGGGGAAAAATTTACACTTCACAGTGAAAGTAGTGTCTATACTGATCATAATCACAGCACTGATCAAAAATACATATTAGAAGTTTTAGACACAGAATTTAGTTGTGGAGGGGGTAGATTGAACTCTGACTATCCTGAAATAATTCGTTCGATAGAACTTGATCCAGAAGAAGCAAAAAGGATGTTTGGGGGGCGACAAGCGTCATCGCTCAAGATAGCAACAGCTATGGGTGATAGTATGTTAGGAAGCATTTCCCCAGGCGAACTTGTTGTTCTTGACATCACTGTAAAACGTTTCGTAAGTGACGGGATTTATGCATTTGTCTATGGTGATAATTTCCATATCAAACGCTTACAGCTGTTAAAGGATAGGCTTATAGTCATTAGTGACAATGCCTCTTATGACAGATGGGAAGTCACCAACGAAGACGAGGAACTGTTCCACATTCAAGGTTTTGTTGTGGGTAAATGGCAGATGTCTTACACCCGTCTAGGTTAAATATTTCCCTAACACATTCCCTCCAAACCGCCTTCCTGGCGGTTTTTTTTATCATCACGAAAACTATTTATCAATATTTATCAATAAGATAATGCCGAAACTGCCATTTTTGATAAATTTTTACTTTACCAAATTTTATCAATGAGATAAATTTAAAACACAGACCTACGATGGAGTACGTAAAATGAGTAATCAAATCAGGATAGCCAAAACAATCGGCAAAAGAATACTTAATCAAAGAGCTTCGCTTCGACTCTCTCAGGATTTTTTAGCCGATCATCTTGGTTTAACAACTGAAACCATCAACGATTGGGAAACAGAAAAAACTGTACCTTTTGCTGACCAATTAATCCAATTGGCTAACGTTCTTCATTCTGACGTTCTGTGGCTCATTTCAGGAAACGATGAATACGGTGAATTTACCGAACCAACAAGCATTATAACGTCCAATCAACTTAACTCATGGTCTGTGGATATTGGTAATTGCAGAATTGCTATATCTAACGCTATGGATTGTATGCCTCACGAATTGTCGGCCATGGGTACACTAACTATCGTTTATGAGAAACTAGACGAATTGCAAGAAACCATCTGCAAGCAAGCCGACAAAATTTAAATTAATTAATACTGTTTAATTAACACCTTTCTCGGTGGGAACAAACTCACCCTGAGGAAATGAAAATGCAAAATTCACTTTCTTTTAACGAGCCAATTAAAACACCACAAATGCTGTTCGGCTCTGACAATATTAATGATTTTGGAAACAGAGTTAAGAGCTGCAGAATGGAAGGTGATTCAATGCAGCCGACTATCGAACCCTGTGAGGTTGTAGCTTTCGTTGATTGTGGAGGCCGAGTTCTTACCCCCGGCATCTATGTTTTTACGGGCGATGTTTTTGGCCGTAACTGCCTCTTCATCAAGCGAATTGAACCCTTACCGGACGGGGCATTAAAGATTATTTCTGACAACCTCCATTACCAAACTTTCACGCTTAATTCTGGTGAGCAAAAAGATATGCGTATTCACGGAAGGGTTGTCGCTTCTTTGGCTGTGAGGCACTTCATATGACTTTTATCAAAGACAAAACGGCATATAGAACAGCGTGCCTTTATGCGGCGTGTGGTTACGAAGTAATCGCCAGGCTTTATCTTAAAAAAGCATATGGGAGATAAATCATGTCAACACAAGATCGCCAAGACGTGCAAGGTGTGAATATTAAAGCTGAACAACTTAACTTCCTCATGCAAACAATTCACGCTCACCATAAGGATTTTGACTGCCATCAACTTGATGGCCTTTTAGGTCTGGCTTATGACCTTGCCGGGTCGGTTTATTGCTGGACCGAGGAAGAGGAAAGGATCGTTTTAGCGAATGAAGATACGCAAAGGGAGATTAAATAAATGGATAACTTAATCACTACGTATCGCCGACGAATTTTAAAGGCTGCGTTATTACGCCAACAGCGTAAGACCGGAAGCACCTGCATCATTATTAATATGCCTAAGGGTGGAATAAACACCGTCGAATTAACAGAAATACTGCTTGATGGTCTGTTGAGACGATTCGAAAAGCTGGCTCTCAGTGAATACGGGAATGTCGACGGCGTAAAAGCCATCAGAGGAATTTACAGCAACGCCGTGGATGTAAATGGCAGCGTTGAGTTCCTGACAGAAAACGGAAAGGCATTAATCGACGATCTCATTGCTGAGCTGGTCGAGTTTGTCAAAAAACAAAAATCAGTCACAGCGGAGACAAGCCATGAGTGATCAGACACCAATTATCACGCACGAACCAGTAAATATCGTGCTGACAATCGAGAACGGGAAGGTTATCCACGCGCGGCCGGTCCATAACGGCGAGGTTACAGCATCGCTGGAGACATTTTTATGGATGGCTGAGCAAGCCGGTTACACGGTCACCCCACCAGCAGGAGAGAAGGACAATGTCCCTGACAGCGATACGAATTCCTGAGTGGGTACACCTGCAGGCGGTCCATGTACTCCGCCAGTTCAGGGCCAGGCGGATTCATCCCTGCCGTATGCACAGCTCCGGAAACCTGAGCCTGAGGGTCAATCGCCGCTGGCGGCTGCTGTCCCGAGATGGCGGCCAGAACTGGGAAGTGATGAGTCACGAGCGTTACAGCAAATTGAAGGACCGAAAATGAAAGCACTTTTCCTTTCCCTGCTGTTTGGCCTGTTGTTGGTGGCCGTCGTGTTCGGCGCGCTGATTGAGTATAAATTTTTGATGGGTTTCTGAGGTATGCCATGAAAAAAGTTACCACTGAAATTATTGAACGCTGGACCCGTGTAGCAGCGGAGGCCAAAAAGCTGGGGCTCGCCACCATCCCGATCGACCCTGAAAACTTGTTGATAGTACTGGAGGAACTGCCAGCCAGTTCTGCGGAAAAGTCCGCCGATTGCCAGAACGACTATCAGGCTGCGATCGACATCTTGCGCGACAGAGCTGCTCGCGAACTTGATGGTGGCTTTCGCGCACATCACAACGCCCTGATTTATGCAGCGAATGAACTGGAAAATGCCCAGGCTTTCGGGCTGGAGGTCAGCCATGAGTCTTGACTGTGTACCCCTTTCTACGTACTGCAGGGACGCGGGGGAAACGGTAGAAGCCGTTAACAAACGGATACAAAGGGGGTTATGGAAGGAGGGAGTACATGTATTAAAAGTCGATGGCGTTAAAGAACGCTGGATTGACTTAACGGAGGTTTCAAAGTGGGCAAGAAAGAACAAGGATCATTATCTCTCCCAAGAGGAGTAACCATACGCCAGCATAAAACTGGCGACACTCTGGTTATCACTTTCACATACAAAGGGGTTCTGTGCCGGGAGCCCCTCTCCAAAATGGAAGCAAACGCGCGCGGTGTGAAGTACGCCGAGCGCCTGCTCGGGGAGATACAAAACCAGATCGTCAGTGGCACCTTTGAATATGCGAAATATTTCCCCAACTCCAAAAAGCTGGAGCTGTTCGGGGTGGTTAAGAAAACCAAAAACATAAAGTCTTACCTGGACGAGTACCTGAAAATCTGCCAGAACCGCAACCTGTCCCCGTCGACTATCAACGGTTATGAAAAATGCCTGTCGGCGCTGTCAGCTCTGCATAAACTCCACGTGTCAGAACTGACGCCAGCGGTCCTTAAAAACTGGATAGCCAGCCGGAAAACAAAGCTGAAAACGACCAGGAATAACCTTTCGTTTCTGCGCAGCGCCATTGATGAAGCTGTTACGGATGGCCTGCTGGCCATTAACCCGGTAACCCTCGTCAGCGCCAGCCGGTACCACGTGATCGACAGCAGCCCGAGCGCCGACGATTACGAGGTTGACCCGTTCACGCCAGCGGAGACCCTCGCCATTTACCAGAGCTGCAGGTACCCGGAATGGGAAAACCTGTTCCGCTTTGCTTTCAATACCGGTCTGCGGAGCTCCGAACTGTGCGCGCTGCGCTGGCCTGATCTCGACACCATCGCGAACACAGCCCACGTTCAAGCGGCCAGTGTCGTAGGGGTACTTAAAGGCACCAAGACAAAAGCCGGTACCCGTAAGGTGGAGCTGAACAGTGAGGCGCTGGCGGCCCTGCAGGCGCAGAAGCAATACACCTTTATGAAAAGTGAGTTCATATTCAGCGATCCGAAAACGGGAGAACCCTGGGCGAACGCCGACGCTATCCGTAAAAAAGCATGGGTGCCGACCCTAAAAAAAGCTGGCGTACGCTACCGTAACCCGTACCAGACGCGGCACACATTCGCCACCAAGCATATTAGCCAGGGCGTTAACCTCTTCTGGCTTGCCGGACAGATGGGCCACAAAGGGCCGGAAATGATATTCCGCAACTACGGTAAATACCTAGCTGAATATGACGGTAAAACCGCGATTGAAGCTGGGATGAAGCAGTGAGTTAAGTAGAAGAAAAAACCCGGCTAATGCCGGGTCTGTTTGGGGGTTATTCTGTCGCCCCACCTATGGAAACATACTCATGGAACTGATCGTCTATGAGTCGGTCTTTACAGATTACATGCACAATATGGCGGCAACAGTTTTCATCATCATAAGCACGGCCCCAGCGAACTATCTCATCTACAGACAAATCATTCGCACTCCAAGGCAAAGTACCTGAAACACCACGCGCACCAGGACCAAGAATGTCCATGAATTTCTTTGTGCGTGAATTGTAGATCCTGACCTCTGCGATACGGATTATGCTGCTTGCCCAAAGGGCACCACCGGCGATACTTTGAATATTGTCGCAGATCAGAAACTCATGTTTCCTAGCGAGCATTTTGTAGACTTCCCGGGCAAGACCCGCTGACTGGAAGTCTGGAGCGATAACAGCGCTTTTGACCTGCTTACCAGTCATCATCTGGCCGTTTTCTTCAATGAAGTTAAAATCATTAAATTGAATACGACCAATTCGAATTGTTTTGTTATCGTCGACCATATCCAGCGCCAGAAGTGTGTTCACAATATCTTGCATTGGAATGTTCATATCTATCAGGTCAAGGCCATGATCTAAAAAGAAATCATCAGTCGAACAGCCCAACTGATAAACATCGAGATAATACTGATACTCTCCGGCTGAAACGATGTATTCATCAGCCCTTAAAAGGCCAGCTTCAAGCGTGAAAAAGTAGAAAGATTCAATCAGAAGCTTTTCGCCAAATGGCGTAATGCTCAAATCCTTGCTGTAGGACGGTATTAGCGCAGGAGCCATGCTGCAGCCTTCTAATGGTAGTTGATTTCCTTATGGTTCTTCATGTATTGAGCAATCTCCGCTTCAATACGCTCAAGCAGATTGCCATTCACGTACTGAGGGTACTGATCTACAGGCCTGACCACATAACGCAACTTTTGGTTGTTCATGGCAATTTCCGCAAATGGGATAACATCGCCGTCCCGAACGTCATTACTCAGTGTCACGATAAACAACTGGCGCGCCGGTGATACACGATCGCTCAATCTTCTCACGAAGAATTCTTTATGTGTCGTTGAGTCCACAAAAGAACCGACGAGTTGAGTCCGACGCTCAATCGTCTGTATCGATCTCCTCGCTACTGTTCTCATGCTAGCCTCCTCAACCCTTTACTGGCAAAGCAGTAAAGACACAAAAAGCCACTGATGATAACTGCGTCACCAGTAGCCCTTGACCGCGATAACTGCGGTTATCGTATTAGCATAGTATTACCTAATGGGTAAATCTTCAACGATTGAACTGTAGTGAATAGTCCTGAAAAGCAACAAACAACACATAACTCTCCAAAATCTAACGCACAACTACCGTTTTGAAGTGGGGTGAATATTTCAAAATGTTGGACAGAATCAGGACGTTAGACAGACCTCAATATGCACGTAAAATGCACGCGAGGCCTGCAAAAGTGAAAGAGTTGTTTATTTTCAATGACTTAAATATATTTCGGACGCGAATTCAACTCCCGCCAGCCCACCAAAATTCTCCATCGGCGATCACCAGAGTCGACTGATGAAGTCCTGAAAGCCCGCACGGCGTAAGCCCTGCGGGCTTTTTTGTACCCTCAACATGTCCCGCGAAGTCGGTAAAATTTCCCAGCGACACAGCAACATCACGCCATTAAACATTATTTCTCTCATGCTCAATGAGCCATTCCTTTCGAGAAATGCCGCCTCCATAACCTGTCATCGCGCCATCTTTTCCAATTATCCTGTGACAGGGGATCACAATCGCAATCCGGTTGGCACCGTTAGCGGCAGCGACGGCGCGCACAGCATTTGGCTTATTAAGCCGTAGTGAAATGGCCTGATAGTGTGAGGTCTGTCCATAGGGAACCGCACGCAACGCATGCCAGACGGATTGTTGAAAATCACTGCCCGGAGCATCTAAAGCCAGATCAAACTGTCGGCGCGTTCCGGCAAAATACTCGCCGATCTCTTTTACTGTCTGCCGGGTATGGCTGTTTTCGCCGGTGACGATTCTGGCGTTAAATAAACGCTGAATATCGCGGAATTCTGTTTCTAACATCCGGCGATCGGTAAACTCCAGCAGACAGACTCCCCGCTCTGTCGCGCAGACAAACATCGGTCCAAGCGTCGTGGTAAACCGGTGAATGACTATCACCTGGGTTGCCTGAGTCGGCGCTGCGCCAGTAAGCCGCTTGTAGGTATAACCAAAGCCGCTAAGCGATTCATAGCCATTGTCCAGCGCAACGTCCGTCGCCGTTCGTCCACTTTTTAGCTCCTGCAGGGCAACGTTCACCCGCTGCATTCGCTGGAAAGCCTGAAAAGTGATGCCGTGATGTTGCAGGAACCAGCGCCTTACCCGCTCCGGGCTGATGCCATGCTGACGAAGCTCCGCGTCTGCTACACGGGATTTAATATCGCGCCTGACAAGCGCAAGCGCCTGCTCAACGAATAATGGCGCGCTGTGCGCATTTTCCGCAGGTCTGCAGACTTTACAGGGACGAAAGCCGTCCGCCAGGGCAGATTTGGCATCTTTATAAAATTCGACATTTTCGCGCTTGGGCTTTCGCGCCCGGCATACCGAAATGCAGAATACACCAGTGGTTTTGACGCCAACAAAAAACACGCCAGTGTAGTCTGAAGCACGTTCAAGTAATGCCTGATACCAGATATCACACAGATTTTTATCGGTTATTTTCATCGCCAAAAAGTCCTTCAAACGTCTGACGAGATCGGATCGCATGCATGACATCAGTCAGCGTTGACTGCATCGCTGAATGAACAAAATTGCCCATTGAAATGCGGCTTACCCCTGCCCGTTTCAGCCTGTCGAATGACGGAAGATCGGGCATACACATGACATTCAAAGGTAACCCCGTTGCCTCTGCAATGAGGCTGATGTCTTTCTCTGACGTCAGGCAGGGAACAAAAAAGCCGTCAGCACCTGCAGCTTTATAGCGTTGACCCCGTAATATCGTCTCCTGCAACGCGTCTTCATGTCCGAGCAGGTACGTGTCAGTCCGGATGTTCAGAAACAGGCTGTAATTTCCGCTTCTCAGCGTATCGCATACTGTTCTCAGGTTACGGGAAAAATCAGAGGCATCGTCAAGCTGACGAACCCCGTTTATGACTCGGCTGTCTTCGAGGTTAACGCCTGCGACGCCTGTCTGAGCAAGGCGCCGCAGATTGTCTGCTATCTCTTCGGCTGAATCACCATACCCTGCTTCCATGTCAACGCTCAATGGCAGTTTGCTGGCAGCCCGGATCCGGGTGACCATATAAAATAACTCATCAAACGGCACTCCCTGCCCGTCGTTATATCCCAGTGTGGACGCTATAGCTGCACTGGACGTTCCCAGAACCTGGTAGCCTGCTTTTTGCGCAGCGACAGCACTGGCGGCATCCCAGACGTTGGCGATAAGAAGAGGCTCATGCTGATAGTGGCGTTCTGCAAAGTTCAT